AGGCTCTCGGCGAGCTCGTCAGCGTCAAGCCCGGAATGGACGAGCCGCGGGAGCTGCGAGGGGTTGCACTCGCCATAGTTCCACTTGATGAGGCGCCCGATAGTCCCGCCTCCGCGTCGGTCCTCTCCGCTCACGGCGGCGGCGACCATGTCGCAAAGGTTGAGCGCGCTCCTCCGGAAGACCGAGAGGTGAACCTCACCGACGCTCCTCGAGCCCGTGTCAGTCACGCCGAGGTGCATAAAGCTCGCGAGGAAGGCGAGACTGATCTGGTGATCACACTGGGCGATAGTCGCGAGCGCGTGAGAGCTGTCCAGCTTCTGCTCTCCGAAGGTGTCGAACGAGACGACCGGGTTGTCTACGAGGTACGATTGCTCCTGCGCGATGTAGGCTTGTGCCTGGGCGGCCGCGCGGTCGATCATCTCGTCGATGTCGGTGTCGGTGAGGCCGGCGGCCTCCGCAGCGGAGCGATCAACCGAGACGCGAGGAGTCGCGACAGCCCATCGCTCCATCCCGACCCCTAACAAGTTCGCCGTCCTCTGCTTAAAACGCCACCACCACCACGCCGGACGGAGGAGCCCTCGGCCCTCGAAGTTGCTCCCGGTCCGGTTGAGCGTGAGCAAGAGGAGCTTAGAGGCGGGGATAGGCTCCGGCGGGAGGGTGTTCCCGCGGAGCTGCTGGATCACCGCGTCGAGGTTTTGCCCGTCGGCTGACTCCCAGCGGAGGTGAGCTGAAGGCTCGCGGTCGGCGTAGCGGTCGAGCCAGACACGCGGGACGCCGCGCTCATCGTGGGCGATGCGGTAGACCTCCTCGGCGTAGCGATAACCGATGGGGGCGAACTCCCAGAGATATTGAAGCTGGTCCTCCCAAGAGGTCGTCATCATCCCCGGATAGCCGTCGGTCCCCCAACACTCGTTCGCGAATCGCGCGAGCTCTTTCGCGTGCTCGTCGGTCTCGTCGCCTGGGATCCAGCGCCACGACGCCTCGAGGAGAGTCTGCTTGAGAACACGCCACGAGGCCGCGACAGTCGGATCCGTCGCGAGCATCTCCTCGGCCTCTTGGATCCAGTTCTGCCCGGTGATGCGGAGGTTTTGCTCTTTGCCGACGATCTGCCCGCCGGATAGGTAGGTCCCCGTGATACCGCGTTGCCCGAGCGGTGGCACGGCGGGAGCGCCGCGGTAGGGTAGATCGCGCGCTCGGGTGTATCCTGTACGGTACGACATAGGAGAGCCTCCACTTTGTTCAGTACCATACACCTCTTCAGTATAAAGATAAAATCATGAGTGACCCGAAGCTGAACCCGCTACAGCGAGACCTTCTCCGCGCGCTAGCGACTGAACAGACATTCATCGCGGTCCGCGCCGGTTGGGGATCCGGTAAGACATCGGCGCTAGTCTTCGCGATTCTCGCGATGAGTCACGCGCGACCGGGGAGCTCTTCGCTCCTGATCACCGACACCTCGCCGCGCTACAGGACCGTGCTCGCGCCCGAGATCGAGAAGTGGTTAGGCCCGCTCGGTTGGGAATGGAATCAGCTAAAGGGGACCTGGACCGACCCGCAGACCGGGAGCGTCGTTTGGTGTCGCGCCTACTTCCGGCCGGGGACGCGCGACAGCTCGCATAACCCGCTCGAGGGGATCAACGTCAGCGGCGCCGCCTTCATCGATGAATCGCAGACGATGACGGAGGAGGTCGCCCAAAAGGCGCTCGGTCGGTTGAGGTCGGGACCATCACCCATCCTTGTTATGGTCGGCCTCCCGGTCGCCGATGCGTGGTGGGTCCGGATGGCCGAGGACAACGGCTGTCCCGCAATCTTCCATACGAGCTATGCCAACCGGGCCAACCTCTCCGAGGCATGGTTCAAGGCAACCGAGGCCCTCCCGCCGGCGGAGCGCGAGGCGATGATCATGAATAAGCCGACGCCTCCGACCGGGTCGGTCTATTCGGAGTGGTCGGAGGAGAACATCGTTGACGGCTGGAAGTACCGCGAGGATATGGAGGCCCGGATCGCTATCGACTGGGGATTTAGAAAGCCGTCGGTGCTCATCATCGCCCACGACCCCGAGCTCGGCGCCGACATCATCTGCGCGGAGATCAACCCGCAAGAGGTGACGCTCGAGGAGCTCGCTCGGCTCATCCTCGCTGTCGCTTGGCCTCGGAGCCATCGAGCAATCGCACCTGGAGCGCGGATCTGGTTGGACGCCGGCGCCGGAGATAAAGCCGGGTCGGCGAGGAATGACCAGACCGCGATGAGCAGCTTTAAGGTCCTCGCGCTCAACCCGCCGAAGGGTATCGGGCTCCGGCTCCGTCACACCACCTCGCCGGTGAGAACCGACATTGTCAACGGAGTCCAGCGCCTCAAAAGGGCGATATGGCAGCGGCGCTACCGGATGACCCGCGAGGTATGGGAAGCCGGGAGGAGAGCGACCGGGAACTCTCTCCGGAAGGCGCTCGAATCCTATCGCTGGGATCAGAAGAAAGAGCAACCGGTAAAGGACGGACGAGAAGACCCGCTCGATGCACTCCGCTACGACTGCATCATCTGGCGATGGGGAGACGATGCGGCCCTCGAACGCCGACGGAGATCATCGACGCCGACGCGAGGTCGGCAGAGTAAACCTTGGGAGCAAAGGGGCCTCTTCTAGTCGCCCTTCATGACATCATCGAAGCTCCGCGGCGCTGGAGTCGTCGCCGGAGGAGCGACCGGCCGCGGTTGGCTCGGCGGCGGCGTCTCAAAGCGGACCTCCTTCGCCTGGGGAATCCACTCGGCGAACTCGGCGGGGAGCTCGCGGTGGTGAGAGATGTCGGCGAGCTCGCCGAGCTTCCGGTCTCCGGCGAGGAGGGAGAGGCGCTCGATGACCAGAGCTTGAAGGCCCTCGAGCTGTTTCCGCAAAACGTCCTTATCGATCTGCGCGTCGCGGAGCCGAGCGATGAGCGTGGAGCGGTCATCGTTCAAGCTCTCCAATTCCTTCCGGAGTTGGGCGACGTCATCGGGATCTCGGCCGACGAAGATCGAGATCGCCATGCTCATCGAGCCGACGATCATCCCGATGATGCTGACGATGATGTCCTTGTTCTTCTCGGGGATCTGACGCTGCGCGAGGAACGACAGAATCAGCAAAACCATCAGCAAGAACAACAGCGATGCGACCCAAGAGCGAATCGATTTAGAGCTCATAGCTACCTCCTATCGGAGGGAGCCTACCGATAAGCGAGGTGAGCGGTCAGCCCTAGATAGCCCCGGACGCGCCCGTCGGAGTCGCGGAGGACCGGGCCCGGCGCGACGACATCGACGCGACGCGCAAGGTGAAAGACCATCATCGGGACGATCTGGAGGACTCCCGGCGCCGGCTTCAGGAGCCCGATGATCTTCCCGCGGATGACCCGCCGCATCGGAAGCCCCTCGAGGCTCGGGAGCTCCGTTGACTCCTCCTCGACATAGGCGAGGTGCCCTGAGGGGAGGACCTCCTCGAGGAGGTTCCCGTCGGCGTCGAAGAGTAGGACCGGATCAGGAGTCAGGTTGATTAGACGCACGGGAGATCTCTCTAATGCGGACCCAAGTCCACCTAAAATCACCGAGCGATTTGGGCTCGATCCCTCGCGGATGAGGGGCCATGACGAGAAGCTCGTCTCCCTCCTGCAACCAGACCGGGTCGCGCTCCCGAGCGTGAAGAGGAGCGAGCGAGCGTGAGAGCTCCGCGATTTTAGAGCTTGGGTCGATCAGGTTGGAGACCTGGTCACGATGCGCCCACCGCGCCGCCTCAAGGAAAGAGAAATTCTTCACCTCAAGGAGCGCCTCCGGCGGAAGGCGATAGGTCGGAAACTTGCGGAAGATGTAGCGACTCACGAGTCCTCCCCGTCGTCCTCGAGGCGCCCGGCGAAGTCAACGGTGACCAGAATGAATCGACAATAATCCCATTCGGGGCGCTGGTTGCGTTGGGGCGGAAACATGATTAAGAGCTCGTCCTCCTCAAATAGCGTCACGCTTCGATTGAGCGGAGGGAGCCCCGTCGCCCACTGGGCGATGCTCGCCGAGAGCTCATGCCTCGGCTTAACGATATTGGCGACCCGGTCCTCTCGGAGCCACTCCCACGCCTCGCGGGGACTCATCGGCGCGAACTCAATCCCCCCCTCGGTGTCGGGGAAGAAGTTGAAGCTGAAGTTGCTCGAGAGGTACCTCATCGCGCGCGCGCCTTCAGATCGTCGGCGAGGCGCTGGTAGGCGCCGGCGAGGCGCTCATAGGCTTCGACGCGGTCGCCTAACCACTCCCCGTCCTGGCTCACCGGCTCGCCGAAGTGGAAGGCGAGGCGCTCATAGGCTTCGACGCGGTCGCCTAAAAACTCCCCGTCCTGGCTCACCGGCTCGCCGAAGTGGAAGGCGCCGACAGTCTCGATCTTTATCAAGGGGGGAGCTCCGCGCGCGACCTCCCGAGCATCGACGAGGTATTGCGTGAGTTGAGCGACCGCGACCTCAGCCCATGGTTCTTGCCCCTTGAGGATCTGCTCCGCGACATCGACGAGGAGCTCGAGGCAGGCGACGACGTCGCTCGCTCGCTGCTTCGCTTCGCTCACTGCTCCTCCTCGCAATCGCTCAGCGCCTCGCGCTGCTTAGCATGGAGCCTCTCTCTCGCTTGGAGAACTGCGGCGGCGAAGACAGGATCAGCCCGGCGCCACTGGTCAATAGCTGCCTCCGAGACTCCTGCAAGTTTGGCCGCGGCGCTAAACGTCGCGCCCCACTCGAGCGCGGTAAGAATGATATGCTCACGCTCTGGGGAGCGCTTGTTCGGTGTAGACTTTCGCGCAATCTGCATAGGCTTTCGTGCCATCTCATTCCTCCACAGCGCGAGCGCTGCCTCTGCGTTCTCCGACCGTCTCCGAACGCGCATTGAACCAGCCCCGCTCATGATTTGCCTTGAGGTCGCCCGAGGAACTCGACGGTCCGCGCGACGATCTTCCAGAGCGTTTGCGTCTTCCCGTCTTTCTCCCACTCGTCACTCCGGAGCTGCCCCTCGACGAGAACTTGTTGCCCCGAGACGAGGTGTCGCGCGCAATTCTCGCCGAGCGCCCCCCACGCCTCGACTGTATGCCACTGCGTCCGCTCCTTCTCGCCGTAGCCCTCCCGGGTCGCGACGCGGAGAGAGGTGACGGTTGAGGCGCCCGCCTGGCGGGTGGTCGGCGCGGCGCCGAGACGTCCGCAGATAATGATCTTATTCATGTATCCTCCGGTGGTTCTATCGTGAACCTATACAACAACCACCCCCCTCGGCGCCCGCTATCAGGAGCCCCTGATAAGCCGAGGGGGGGAGAGAAGGGACTCTCCCTCAATCCTCCGGCGGCGTATCATATTCCGGAGGAGGAGGAGGAGGCGGCTCCGTCGTCCTCTCCTCGCGGCGCTTCAGGTCCTCGAGCGCGGCGATGACGCGGTCGAGGTACTCCGCGGAGCTCCAGAGACGGAGGCTCTCCTCGAGCGCGCGGAGCTCCCGGCGAGCTCGCGCGAGCTTGGCGGAGTGGTCCGGGAGGATGACGGTAGTGACGCCGTTTATCGCGGCGCCGAGGATCTGCTCATCACTCATCGCCGGTCTCCTCATGCTCCTCGCGGAGCTGGGCGAGCATCGAGGCGACCATCGCGGCGCCGTCGGGTCGGTCGTTGGTGGAGACCTCGACGGACCGCTTCTCGCTCCATCGGTCGGGGAAGCGCCTGGAGAGAATCCATGCCGACGCTCTCCAGTCCTCCGCGGCTCGGATCTTCTCGAGGAGGTGAATCTCGGAGCGGTTGGTCGCCTCTTCGACCTCGGCGTAAAACTCTGAATAGAGCTCTTCCGCGTCCTCCTCGCGGCCCTTCGCGAGCCAGCGCTTGAGCGTCGAATAACCGATTGACGCTTCTGCCGCCGCCGCTTGCATTGAGGCGCCCCGGATGAGAGCGCCGCAGATGCGGTCGGTGATCTCCTGATTTAGTTTGGGTCTACCTGCCATAAATGAGCCTCACGCGCGCGTATTTGGCCCACGATAGCACCTCTATCTATTAAGGTCTCCCCATCCTCCACCGTTCGACTTCCATCCCCACTGCTCCGGCTCCGGCTCCTCTTCGAGGGTGAGAGCATGGAAGCGGACCGTCTCACCGCTAAAGACGAGCTTGGTCGTCCCCGTCCTCCCGCTCCTATTCTTCGCGATGATGACCTCGGCGAGCCCCTTATCCTCGCTCTCGGGATCATAGTAGTCATCGCGATAGACGAGGAGCACCATATCGGCGTCTTGCTCGATAGAGCCGCTCTCGCGGAGGTCGGAGAGGAGAGGCCGCTTATTAGGTCGGCTCTCGACTCCCCGGTTGAGTTGAGAGAGACAGATCACCGGCGCCTCGAAGTCTTTGGCGAGCTCCTTGAGCCCCCGGCTAATCTCGCTCACCTCTTGCTCTCGGGTCCGCCTTCCGCCCTGTCGAGAACTCCCCATGAGCTGGAGATAGTCGATCACGATGAGCGCGGGAGCTCGGCCTCGGGATTGCTGGAGGCGGAGCTGCCCTCGGATATAAGCGAGCGTCGCGCCCGCCGTGTCGTCGATGAGGAGCTGTTGATGCTGGAGCTCCGCGACGGCGTCCTCGAGGCGAGAGAGCTCCGCTGGAGTGACGCGCCCTTCCTCGATGTTCTGGACGGAGAGCGAGGCGCCGGAGGAGAGGAGCCGCTGGGAGAGCTGGATGCTCGGCATCTCCAGAGAGAAGAAGGCGACCGGCTTTGAGCGCGCGACGTTCTGGGCGATGTTGAGCGCGAGCGCGGTCTTTCCCATACCTGGACGAGCGGCGAGGATGTAGAGAGCTCCCGCCTTAAATCCTCCGACGGAGCGGTCGAGGGTGTCGATACCGCTCATCTCGCCGGCGACCTCCCCGGTCTCTTGGCGATGCTTAAGCTCTTCGAGCGCCTGAGCGGCGATAGGGCCGACCTCGGCGAGACCTTTCTTCCCCGGGTTCACTTTGTCCGAGAGCCCGAGGAAGAGCTCTTGGATCTTGTCGGTGAGGTCACGGGCGCCCTTATGGTCTCCTTCCTCGTACCAGCGGAGCGCGGAGGACAGCGCGGAGCGGAGCCCCTCCATCCGAGCGGCCTCTTTGAGCGTGGCGATCTGACCCGAGACGCCCGCGGGGATATGGGAGGCGATGTAAAGGAAGCGCTCGTCATCGACCTCGCCGCCCTTCCGGAGCTCCTCTAGCACGTCGAACGAGGTGAAGGTCCGGCCGGCGCCGGTGAACTCAGCGAGCGTCTCCCAGATGCGCCGATGGAGCGGATCGCCGAAGGCATCAGCGCCAAGCTCTGACTGGATCTCAAGGAATACCTCGGGGCGGAGCATGGCGCCGCCGAGGAGCGCCTCCTCTGCTCTCTTCCGCGCGTCAGCGTTTACCATGAGA